ATTTACCTTTTTATTTTTGTTAGGTGTCTACATAGTTATCTCATTAAAAAAACTTAAGATAAAATAGGAGCGTAAAAAGCCGGACTAGCTACCCGGCTTTTTACTTTTTGTGATTCTTTTTCAATTATAGATTTTACTCTTTTTTTTCGTAACATGTGTAACATTCGTAACAAACTTTCATTTTTCTTCGAAAAATCTTTTAAGTTCCATCTTTAACCCTCCGGAGGTACTGCCTTTCATCCGATCGGCTACTTCTTCCCATGTAAGTTTTTTCTCATATCGGAAGCGGATAATTCTCTGGATACGGATTGGTGCCTGGTTAATGACTTCTAATGCCTGCAGTCTGACGCGGTTTGCTTTTTCTCTCCGCTTAGAAAGAATATCCATTTCTTTCGTCAAGCGTTCATTGCGTTTCTCATCATACGCAAGTCCTTCGATGTTAAAGGACTGTTGTGTATATGGATGCTCATTCATACTGCCTTTTACCTTGTCAGAAGTGACTACAGACTGTTTCTGTTCAAGCTCTGCAATATCATCCTCCGTCTCTCTGACTAACTCGCAGGCATCTACATAATCATTGAGAACCTGTTTTATGTTCAAGATAACCACCTCCTGCTATCTATAAATCTTGCCTGTTTTCTTATCTCTGAGTTTAATCCGTCCAAATACTTCAAATTCATCTATTGCCGCTACTGCTTTCATAGCATTAATTGTTCTTGTTACTGAATCCGGCGGCTTATCCGCTGCCCTAATCGCATCATGCGCCGTTTTGTCTTTGTAGTGTTCATGATTTCGTGTATCCATCCTACCACCTCACTTGTTAAGTATGTAAAATACAAATCCTGTATAAGTTAATGCTGCTATAATTACTATTGCTTCTGTTATACTCATTTTTGCTCCAATCCAAGTTGTCTAAGCATCTCTCTTTTAAAAGTGCTAAAACGGCAGATTATTGTACCTTCCATTTTTACTTTGCACCAACTGCACTTTCTGCAACTATACATTCCTTCTGAGAAGTAGCATTTCTTGAAATCTTCTTCCATTTCCTCAGATACATGCAATCTAATTTCTACATGTGGTGCAGGAAAAATTTTAATTGTTTTTGCTTTCTTCATTTTATCGTCCCTTTCTTTTACTTTACAAATAAACTGGTTATTATTTCTTGTGTATAATGGTTTTTTGTCAAGTATCTCTTATTTTTCATGTTATTTTGTAAATTTCCGCTTATATATGCTCATGCAACTCCGGTGGTCCGAACGACTGAGGCTCCAGCTCCATCAAAGCATTATATCTCTCAACATGTTCATCTGGTGTAATCTCATCGTTCATAAGCTCCTGCTCCAATTTATTGTATTCAGCATCTATCCTCTCTTTAAACTCCTGACGGCCTATCTTCCCTTCGATAAGCATTTGTTCTAATATTTTGTATTCGTGACTCATAATTTACTTTTTCCTCTTATTCACCTGTTTCGTATGCTCCGCCACTCTCTTGCAGCCGGCTTTCCATCTCTGGTAAGCTTTACCTTGCTTACATGGCTGATTCATTCCCTCGCAACGGTCTCTTTCGGGACATTTCACGCATGGATTAATCATCTGTTTGCTCCTTTCATGAAATCACCTAATGTTCTATTTTTCCAAGGTGTTTCTTTTATGTCCTCTGGTTTGTACGGTTCCGGCAATGGCATCCACGCACTTGTGAAATATCCTAAAGACGCATATGTTCTGCCTGTAAATGGAGCATAAAAAGCTCCTCCCTCATCATCTACTTTCCAAGTACCTACAAGTGGATTCTGCTTCTCATTTGCAAATGATAACAATACATGTTCCCCGTTCTCGGGTGTTTTTTCTTCTAACGGTATCCATTCACAAATTTTAGGCTGCTCTTCAATCAGCTTAATTACGTTTGTGCCTACAAGTAATCTCTCTTCACATTCCTTAATGAGTCTTTTTTCGTCAATCATCTCTTTCTTCTCCTTTCTGCAGCTTTTCGCATATCTTCCCAATCCTTTCTTAAGTCTTCTGGAAATACTTCCGGATTAACTATTTCTTTTCTGGCTTCCAGCTCTGCTCTAATAAACTTTTGTTTTGTTGTTTCTGTTTTTGCCTTTTCTAAGAGATGCAATGCAGTCTCTAAATCTTTCTCGGTAAACTTAGGGTCACATAGGAAAGATGCTATATAAGGCGGCTCTGCGTCCAAATCATGAAGGCTACGCTCAATAATTTTTCTCACGTTATCCGTATAAAGTTCTAACGGGATATCTATCTTAACTTTCTTCATTGTTTCCTTTCTCCCCGACAGAAGTCGGGGAATCAATGGCATATAGCTCCGTGTTGTATCATGGAGCGGTCAACAAGTTACTGCAATGTGTATCTATCCTTAACCCCGGAGGGCGTCCAGCTTTTTCGCCTTCCTGGCAATTCGCTTTGCACTGCGTTCTGTATTTCTTCGATGCTGTCTGCTGGCATAGGGAACTGCCTGTTTTCGTGCCGGCTCTTTGTGCTTCACATCTTTATCATTCATCCGGATAGCATATTCAAGACCTGTCTCTTTTTTTAATGCGTCTATCATCTCCAGCCAGGTAACATAATCCTCCATCAGGCACTCTGTCTTAAAATCAAACCGTTTACGGAAACGCTCTATCCTGGCTGCTCCGAATCCAAATTCATCATGTAATGTCATTGCTGTTAAGATATTTACAGTATCCAGTGTCTGATTCTTTATGTTCTCTACCGCCTTATCTACAGCAGAGCGGCTGACTCCAATCGGAATCCCGGTAATGCCTCTCATACGAAGTTCTTCTTCTAGTCCTTCGATTCCTTTTTTCTTTGCAACTTCTAGTGCATAAGACATACCTTCCTGTCTTGCACGTTCCAATTTATCTATCCTTGCCACTTTAATTGCCTCCCGTAAGTTTTTTCTCTATCGCTGCATAATCATAATCTCTGCCCTCGAAATTATGAAAATTGTTGTTGCCTGGTTTATTAGCTTTCCCGGAGCTCCTGCCTGATGAGCTGCTTTTCTTCTTCGTCAAAGGATAAAATCCCTTCCAGCCTCTGATAAATGCTGTCTTACAGATTAGGATTCTTTCCTGTTCATCCTTCCCCAAGGAAGAAAGTTCCTGCCTCAGTGCTTCTATCTGTTCTTTCATCAACGGGGTACGCTGCTGCTGATTTCTCATCAAGATATATTTTTCAAAGGCATCGTTAAGTTCCGGATTGCTATAATATATATAAGTATTATTTTCTTTTATTTTATTTTGTTGAATATCTGCATCATTTATCGTCTTTTCTGTTGCAGAAATCGTTGTTTCTGTTGCAGAAATAGGATTTTGGGGTGCATTTAATAAAGGTTGACCGTTTTTATCAATCAACCGATATTTATCTTTATTGACTTTGTTCCTAACAGTCACTGAATCGTAGCGTCGCTGAATTCCAGCAGAGGTGATAATATTTTGATTAAGGAGGGTTTTATCAAACAGCCCTATATCCGCACAATAATAAATCACTTGCAACACAAAGTCTTTTTTCTTTACCCAGCGGTTCCCGATGGTTTTGATTATTTTTACCGCTAACTGCTCCATACTGGGAACCTCTAAGTAATAACCTTCATGATAAATCATGCAAAGCAGCACATCATAAATCGTCTGCCCTAATGGACCATACTCATTCATCAGGTCCATGATTTTAAAATCATCATAATAATCAACATCTTTAGAAAAGTAACTAAGCCCTGTCTTGACTTTGCGGCCCATTAAGCCACCGCCTTTCTCATATGCTGCTTATAGCGACCTCCACTCTTGGAGAGTCTGAATAAAATTTCTCTACAGACAGCGAAACAATCTGCGTATCGTCATGATAAGCGACCTTGTTTAACGCATCTAAGATACTCTTTATAACATTATCTAAATCCGGCTTCTTTGTCGGCCGGATAAGACCGGCAAGCATCTGCTGCCGCTTTTTCTTACTGGTGCTCTTTGCTATCGGGTAATAAGCAATGATCGTAGCCCGAAGCTCCTCATCTGCACCAAAAGGATTTACTCCAGTCTGGTAATAGCAAGTCTTTATCAGATTCTCATAAAGTACCGTTCCATCCGGAGTATAGGAAAATGTACGACCATCCTTTGTTCGGACAGTCCGGGCCCTGGCCTTTCCTTTCGGAGGGCCGGGCACTGTAAAACTGACACTACTCATTGCTCACACTTTCATTTTCTGATGTTTCATCAGAAGGCACTTCGCTATACTCTGCATCTACCGTCTCTACTTCCTGCTCGTTTACAACCTCCGACATATCGACAGATAACTCTGATTTGATGCTTTCATCCGAAGTAATCGCTCTGGCAAAGTCGGCTTTCACTGGTGCATATTTAAGAACTTTCTTAATTACTGTCTTCTTTGCCATTTCCTCATAATTTTTCTTCCAAGGAGAATAGCTGCTAGAAAAAGACTGACTATACTTTCTTGCGTGCTGATCGATATCTTCTTTGCTCATCACTTCGAAGCCAAAACCACCGTTTTTAGACTTCCAGAAGGCGTATACAAGGAGAAGCTCCCCTCTAT